TTTCTTTGGTGCTTCTTTGACACCTAATAAATTTTTAAATACTTCGTACTCTACATCTGGTGCATCACTAATTAGCTCTACTGGCTTAGGTGGATTGTCTTTAAAGTTCAGTGTACCTGGCACTCTAAGCACACGGGCTATTTCAAATACGCTTGCATCGACATAAAGGTTGTGCAATACACACAGCTCGTTCAAACGATTAGCAACTGGCTCCCACTCCTCCCTACTTACAGGATTAACAAGGGGCCAATACGCATGGATGCCTCTACCTGAGTTAACAAGTAATGGCTTAGGTAATCCGATTAGTTTGCAAAACTTTTGTAGTTCTTGTAATCCAGTAGGCTGGTCAATGTATCCATCGGGGCGACCTGTCTTTGGGTTTACTACTGCCTTGGACTTGCCACAATCTAAATCAATCCAAAAAGATTTGAGGTCTTTTACATTTTCCTTTTTGCGGTTTAGATTGGTTTCAAACTTAGCTACACCAAAATAAACATCCCTACCTTTTTCTAAAAACTCTGCTACATACTTATCGAATTCTTCCCGTGTTTGAACAAGCTCTTGTATAGCAGACTTACCCTTTAAGCCAAGCACAGTCAGCCACCCATCGGGGCTTTGCACTCTGTTTAATAGGTCAATATTTGCCATCGTTGTCTCGTTGTTGAGGAAAAAAGGGGGGACTACTCCCCCCAAACCTTCCTTGATAGGTTTTATTTAAACTTTGATTCTTTGATGTGCTTGTTAAAACTATTGAGTAATCTAGTTACGTCTTTAGTAACATTGCCCCTTGGTGTGTACAACCCAATGAACCAGTTATAGACGGTCTGACGGCTAACACTAAGTGTAAGGGCTACATCTGCAACCGATACACCTAGTTTAATAGCCGCCCTACCCAACGCAACTCCAAGCCCATTGCTATCGGCTCTTTTGTTTAACTGAATAGTCTTGGCACTATAGCCGTAACTCATTATTAACTATCCGACCAAGCACTGACAACGTCAGCTAAATTTGCTTTTGATGCTGCAGGGGGCGCTTCAGCTTTCTTAGACCGTTTAACTACAGGCTCTTCGATAACTTCTTCAACCTCAGCTTTAGCCGCTGGTGGTAATTTAACAACTCCATCTTGCTGAGCTACAGTCAACTGAATTACAGTCTTAGATTCTTGTGTTGCCTGAGCAGCTTCTACTACATCAATCTCTTCATCAGTTAAATGACGTACAGGAGTAAACTTCAATACATCAGCAGTCTCGTTCTCATCAAACGCAATCTGAGTAACAATGCGGTCAATGCTTTCTCCGTTAGCTGGCAAAAACTTAATGTAGCTTTCAAATGGGTGTGTGTTACCAACACCTTTACCAAACAATGACTTAGCTGGGATGTTGAACTGGTAGATGTCACCACTCATATCATTTTCGAGTACAACTGCTACACGACGATTAAAACGACATGCACGACCTTTGCCGTTATTACCTGAGCCATCAATATTCTGTGGGCAGCTAGCGCAGCTTGCTGATTGTGCATTAGCAGCTTTAGGGTCAGGTACATCACCTAGGTTAGACCAGCAGTCTGGCAGGGTAGGAGCCGCATCAGGATCAAATGCGGTTGCATAGAATTGACGGGATACTTTAGGTAAAGCATTGATAACGATGACGTTCATGTGACCGTCTTTAATCTTACCCGCTTCTTTGCCGTTAACAATACGACGGAATACACCCTTAGACATAGTGATACGACGGGATGTACTACTGTTTGCACCTGCTAGTGACTTAGATAACTCACTAACTTCACGACCTGTTACTGGTGCTGTTTTTTGTTGAAAAATAGAAATGTTACTCATTACTTGCTCCTTCTAACGACCACGGTGTATTTTCTGTCTGCTTGTAAACCAGCAGGTAACAGTTCGGGATTCTCTTCGAGAAACTGCTTAAGATTGGTTTGATGCAATCTTTTCTCGAGCAGGGGGTATGCATCGTGTTCTTCAATGAACTGATACATAGAATCCCAATCCGTCGTCCAGTACCGTGTATCCACTTTACGAATGATTGTCCCTGCTGGTGTTTTAATACTGTCAGCGTTGTTGTCCCTACATATATCTAGCATCTTATCTGCTAGCAGTTCTTGTTGGGCTTTCAAGCCTTCGTCTTGTGCTTCATACTGCTCTTTTAATTCTGCTCGTTTATCACGAATTTTTATGTAAACTTCGGCGAGTTTATCTGTTGTAAAATCTTGCATCATTAGCTCCTTCTTGTTACGAACTACTAGTATACCAACCACTTTGACATTGTCAAGCTATATCTTCAATCTCTTGTCGATATAAGTCAATTATTTTTGTATGGTTATCTATATTGTTACTTAGCATTTTGTATAGCTTTGCTTCTACTTCACTTCCTTTGATATGCACAATAGTCATAGGGTTCTTTTGCCCTGGTCTGTTAATACGAGCATTGGCTTGTAGATATGTTTCTACACTGGTCATAGGAGCATACCAAATGATTACGTTAGCGGCTGTTAGTGTTAACCCGTGCGATGCCGCCTGAGGTTGGATGATAAGCACACGGATGTTTTCTGTTGTTTGAAAGTCGTTGATTATGTCATGCCTTCTGTTTACAGGAACTTGTCCATTAATAACCGCACAGGGTATATTAGCTGCGGTTAAATGTTTGTTTAGTAGTTCTATAGTATGAGTAAATGGAACAAAGACCAGGACTTTGTGTGATGCTTCATTAATAACTTCTTCTATAACCCGTAATCGATTGGATACATCAAACTCTATGACTTCTCTAGTATCGGTATACACCGCACCGCCAGATATCTGTAGTAACTTATTGAGGTTAGTAGCTGCATTTACAGAAGTTACTTGCTCCCCATCTGCCGACATAGTCATCTGCCGTTTGAGCAATTTGTAATACTTCATCTGCTGAGCAGTTAAAGGTGCATCTCGTTCGACAAAGGTAACGTCAGGTAAGTCTAGGCATTGATCTTTCTCAAACCGAATAGCTGGTTGTAACACTTTATGTATGGTGTCTTGAGCAGTAGGTTTAGGTAGCCAACGATACATGCCGACTTTGTACATAACTTGGTCACGGAATTGACCGTAGAATTTGGGTGTGCCAGTTGGGTTAATAAGTTTAGCTAAGCCAAACGCATCTACAGGCGATTGTGCTGCTGGAGTACCAGTAAGCATCCACATACCCTTAACTTGAGCCGCAATGTCTCTAAGGGTTTTCCAACGGGTTGTTTGTGCATTTTTATAAGCACTTGCTTCGTCTACTACGATTAGGTCAAAGCCCCCGTTCAAGATGTCTTGTTTAACAATATCTACACCATCAAAGTTGATGATGACAAACTCAGCATCGTTAGCAATTATCTTTTTGCGTTGAGCTGAACTACCGTGGGCTACGTCGCATGTACGGTGAATAGCAAACTTAAATAAGTCTTGTTGCCATGCTGACTTCATAATAGATAGGGGGCATATAACCAGCACACGACGGACTACACCCAACTTCATTAGGTAGTCTGTTGCCCATATCACGCTAGCTGTTTTACCAGTACCCTGCTCGTTAAAGCAAAATGCTTTACGGTTTAAGGTTAAGAACTCAGAGGTTAACTTTTGATGGTCAAACGGCTTAAATTTTCCAGGCCAATTATAGTCCGTTAGGATGCTATTTTTTCGGGGCATTCCGCTTGACCGTGTGGTCTGAGTTTCTGCTGAACGATCTGTTGTTGCTAGCAGTTTTAACTTTGAGATTGCTCTTAGCACCAGTCCCCCCTTTGCTGAGGGGCTTTGTGTGGTCAACGTCTTTTCCATCTCCTTTTGATACCCTTCCATCTTTCATTAGCTCCGCACGGGCACTATTACGCTTTGCCCTGTTTTTTATTTGTTCGGGTTTACCCTGATACTGTTCGTATTCTTTTTTGTATGGTCTAGGTTTGTTTACGTATGGCATTTAGGTTCTCCTTGTGTACCATTATTTTCTTCTTTCTCTATAGTTATGGCAAGTCTTAACAGGACACCAACCGCATAAGGGACCTGCTACTGCGTTCCATACCCCCGTCTCCATAGCCTTCTCTAGCCGCTCTAAGTCAAATCGCACATGCTCAAAGTAAGCCAGCCTGTGATGCGCACTGTGTTCTTTTTTGACAAACTCGTTACTAACTACGAATATTAAAGCAGACTTAAGACTTTTAACCTCGGGGAAGTGAGTGAACACCGCCGCCGCTAATAAATCTAATTGTTTTAAGTCTGCGTACTTGGCATTTTTACTACTTTTGTAGTCAACCAAATATCCTTCATCGCCGTTAATAATTAGTAAATCCGCAATACCCCGATACCACGCATTCTTATCATTAAAACCGCAAGCACTAAGCTTGCCATTATTGTTAGCTACACCTAGTTCAATTTCAGTATGCTTCTCACCTGGGATATTCTTAAGCGCATCTATGGTCTTTTGGATAAAAGCAAACTGTGGGGGTATTGGTACGTTATCACGTACGTAATCTTCAGCCGCTTTATGTAATTCTTTGCCATACACAGTAGCTTCACTACCATCATCTACAATATCCTTAGCAACCTTTAAGTGGTAATACTTCTTAGGGCATTGTTGGAATGTCTTGAGACTACTATATGACCATGCACTCATTTATTTCTCCAGTATCTATCTTTAGGATTTGCCAACATAGATTTTAACAGATCGTCAATAGTACTGAACCAATGGGTTTCTTTCATGCCATCATGCCGCATGATTGTAAAGCTCATTTCTCTTGCACTTCTTTCGTAGCCATATAAACTTTGGCAATTACTCTTAAAACGTATTGCATATCGTCAGGAGTCAACTGTCCCATCAATTGAAGTATCTTTATAACCGCAACATCATTGTCTAGTGGTTGAGGTTTAACTATTGCTTCTAGCATTTTTTCTTCCTTGTCGTTTTTTTGGCAACTGTTCTTTTAGACTTGGGTTGAATAGATACCTCAGCATCATCGGATCTAACTTTGTATTCATCAACTGCTTTGGTAAGCATAGCCACAATCCCCCATTGGACAAGCGTTTCGAGTCCTTCTTTATCGTATCTAACGATAGCATCAGCCGAACCATCTTTATTTTCCTTAATAATTTTTACGTTTATATTCATTTTCCATACCTCGGGGAACAAGTTACATCGACTGGAACATCTGACAAGTAGCCATTAATTTTACGTCTAGACATTACCATGACGGGTCTAAGACCGCTAGACTCGCACTCTTGAACCGCTATTATTACTTGGTTTCGGCTCATTTGTGTAAGTTCTTTCTCTACCAATAACGTAGTATCAGGTAGTTTAGAGTTGTCTATATAAGGGGATGACGAGCATGCCCCTAGCAACCCTGTAAGCAACAATATTTTCTTCATCCTCTTCTCCTTCGGGGTACTTTACCTATTGTGTAAGTTACATCTGTTATTCCATCAAACTTCGGTATTACATACTTCTGTACAAGTAACGGTAGCACTTCATCCATCACTTCATTTATGGTAAGTTTTGCGGACATACTGCCTCTTTGTTTTAACCGCTGCGATACCAAGTTCTTCATCTACTTCTTTCCTTGCTTCTAACATTTCATCGGCATATTTATAAGCTAATACTGCTGGACTTTCTCCAACATCGTAATTGCAAGACAAAATACCGTTCAATGCAAACATAGCAAAACAATCTCTTAAGTCCTTCTCATTCAAAATAAAAGCTCCTTAAATTCATTTTTTAATTCTTCTATTGGTTTAAAAGTTTCTTTAGGTATAACTACTACCTCTTCAGTTCGCATTTCGCCATTGCGTTGCATGACTTGGACTGCTGGAGTTCCTTCAATGCAGAAATAATAAAAGCCGTCATCAAACTCTACAAACATAAAAGCTGGAGTCTTTTGGAACACGCTTGTACCCCGCATGTTATCAAACTTGTGCTTACTAAATTGAAAGTCAGGATACTTGTCTAGGTTATTAAACCTACGACGATACTCGCCAATAGCAATAGTCTTGCCATCTTTTTCAAACTCCCAATCCCATGTAGAAAAGTTGTCCATTGTAGCAACGTTGATACATAGTAAATCTTCTAATTGTTGCCGAGCCTTCTCCTGATTGTCCGTATCTTGGGCAATCTGATCTTTGTCTTTACGAAACAGACCTTTTTCCATTATTTCGTTATCTCCTTCAGTTCTTCCAACATGGGTTCTAAGCGCCAAAACAACCAGCCTGTCATTTCATTCTTTTTTAACCAACGCTCACGTTTACGGCATGCTTTCTGATATATCTTGCCAGCTCTTGCTCCTGTGTAGCCCAGTAACTCTCCTATTTCTCTATATGTCATACCTGATTCACGATATAGAATTGCTTTTATTTCTCTTGGGGTTAAACAGTCATGTATCTCATGCATTAACATTCTCCATAAGAATTACCAACACCTGACTCGCAACTTAGAGGCAACTCTAGTGCCCACTTAGGTCGCATCTTCATGCACATCTCAACATACTCTTGAGCTGTCTCTGCCTCCGCCTCAGGTACTACGCAAGCAATCGCATCATGTACAGTCATTACTATTTTATATTTCTTTGCTACTTGGAGCATCTGCTCACCGATGATGATTCGGGCTAGGGCTTGGCAGACATTCTCAATAACCTTGCCGCCATATATCCTGTTAGGTATAACGGCTTTACCCTTCTTGGTATCGTACACATACTCATCTTTACCCTGCTCATTGCGTATCTTGCGTAGGTTTGGATACTTCATGTACAACCCATTTGGTAGGCGAATACCTTTAGTGCCTTCAACTTGTAAAACTTTACCTTTACCTAAATACATAGTTTGATTGTTAATGATGGCATCTAAAGCTAATCCTGCTTTTCTCCAAAGTTGAGGTATCCAATCATAAGTTTCCCGATAGACTTTGATAATACGATTGGCTTCCCCATCCTCAATTTCCACATTGAAAGCCTTGAGTTGTGCTTGGAATTTCGCACTCCCCATGCCGTAGCCACATCCCAATATTGTTGTCTTGCCAACGAACCTCTCATCTTTGCTAATTTCTTCTTGCGCCTTAACATAGATAGACGATGCCATGATTTTGTATACATCCTCACCCCTTTCAAATGCGTCAACCAAATCGTTCTGCTCAGCCAACCACGCTAATGTTCTAGCCTCAATCTGTGATGA